GATCTGCTGCATCAGCTTGTTTTACTTCTGTGTAAACAGTATCTTGTGCCAAATAGTCTACCTCATACCATTTATTACCATCACTATCTGTGCATGATAATATTTGTATCACATCAGGATTTTCTAATTTAATTTGTGTGTATTTTTGTGCAGAACCGAATGAAAAGAATTCTTTAGAAATCTCACCACTCTCTGCTTTAACTCTTTTCTTTAATAAAAACTTAGTAGGTGTATCACCATCATTTTCAAATATTGTTGTTATCCTTTGGTCTGATAAGGTATCAAATTTAAAATTAACATCATCTAAGGTTCTAAACGTTGTTCCATTAGTTGATGAATTTACCCTAGCTCCCGCTTTGATTGTTAGGGCATATCTGTAATCAGGTTTACCATTTAAGGCGGGTACGGTTTGAAATACATCAAGAACCACGTTAGATGGTGAAGTTATACGAGGTTTATATCCTAACGATTGTGCTATATTGTAAACATTTCTTTTCTCTTCAGCAAAGGGTAATAGTGATTCTCTAAATTGACTATCTAAATAGTAAGATAAAACATCACCGACATATGATGCCATCTCAATAAACATCATACCAGGAGAAGCTTCGTTAAAATCATTATAGGTGTTTGGAAAGTATGTTTTAGCGTATTCCACTAAACTATTTCTGAAATCATCAAAATCTTTGTTTAGATAATTTATACTTCTAACTTTATTTTTTTTAGTTGTTGTTCTTGCCATTCTATTATCCGTTAAACGTTTAGTAAAAGTTCTCGTTCCTCTGAACTAAGAGCAGGTACGAATTTTATTTTTACAAATACTTTACTCCTATCACCATCTTCTGTTAAAGTTTCAACGCTGTTAATTGTTATATAAGACAACCATTGTGCTACTGCTCTTTTAATTTCAGTTTCAATTTTTATAGGTAACTCATCATCAATCTGTTCAAAACAAATTTCTCTTACTCGACTACCAAATTCAGGCTGTGATACTCTTTCACCAACTTGCGTCAACAATAAATTTCTTAAATTATGAACTGATTGTTCAATAGAAGTTTTTGTTAAAGCAAAGTCATTGAATGAATCACCTTTAAGTGGAAATGATAATCCCACAAATGTATTTGCGTTAAGGTCATTTTGTCTTGCAGACATTACTTACCTTTCTTATTGATAGCTTTCATTAAATCACTATAGTCACGAGTTAATGCTTGAGTCACTGCTTCTGGTACGTCATCAACAGACTTACCTGCTTTTTTCAAAGTATCTATCGCAACCATATCTCTTTTGACTTCGTCTGATTTTCCATAACCCATTAACTCAGCCATTTTTGATGAATCAAATGTTCCACCACCCAATGTTGGATATTCTTCAGTTTGTTTTTCTGATGTTCTCAATCCAACAGTTTCGTTTAACACGTCATTTAGTGCTTTGTTATCTGTGAATTTTTTTTGTGAAGTTTTAATTTGTTTTGGTTGTTCGATAGTTTTAGTCTTTGTTTCATTCATAAATATCTTTTGAACTTCTTTTTTGACTTCTTTACGAACTGCTTCTCTGATTATTTTTATCAGGTCTTTTTTTGTCATTTTAAAACGCCCTCTTTCTTATTTAGACTTCTTTAATAGATTCTTCTTGTTTTTGTTTTTCTTCGGTAATCTCTTTTTTAAAATCTTTTTTCTTACCACCATGATAATCGTAAGCGTGTCCCTCTTCGATAAGAATATCGTTAACGCTAACCCAACCATCTACTGATAAGTCTATAGAACTTTCAACACTATTTATACATTCAGTAATGTGCTCACCTTCGTAGTCTGGTGATACAAATATTTCACCCAAAACTCTACCAAACTTACCTGTACCAAATGATTTTAATTTGAAAATACCAGCTTCTAATAATTCTTTATTTCTTGCTTTTGCAGCTAAACCTTTTTCTTTTTCTTTTAAATCTCTTGTACGAGATTCCCAAGTATCGATACCCATGTAACGAACTCTTTTTTTAATTTTAATATCAAAACCTAAATCTATATAACAATCAATGGTATCACCATCAACAACTTTAATTAATTCTGCTTCATACTCACGAGTATCTAATTTTTTTGCCATGATTTTCTCCTATGTAATGTCTTCCAAGTCTTCTTTTGATATCCCTAAATCTACATCTGGTAAATCTAAATCTGGTAAATCTAAATTTGGTACTTTTATATTTGGTACATCTGGTAAATCTAAATCTGGTATTTCTAATTTAGGTAATTTAAAATCTGGATTAGCCGTCATCACTTGTTTATTAAGAAAAGTTTGTTTCGTAATTACCTCAGTCAGTCTTACTATTTTATCAACTAGTGCTTTAGCTTTCGCTACAAACACCGCTGGATTTGCAATTAATAAGACTAATACTTGTTGAATGTCAGAAAATAATGTCAAAATATCACTTTGAAATTTTAACATCACATCACCTCTTATGGTTGGAACCATTGGTGCTCTTGGGTCACCCATTTTAATTGTACCTACTTTTTTTGCATTTATAAAAACTTCATCTGCTTCTAAGAATATATTTTTTCTACCAGTAATAAATATATCATCACTTTTAATTAAGACTTTTTTTCCCTCAACTCGTTGACCATTTAAGTTTGTGGCGGTTCCTTCAGACATCAGATATATTGAACTATCATCGAAATCAATATTTTGAGAATATAGATTATTCTCAACTTTTTTATGACCTACAACAATTTTTGTTACTGCTTTATTATCATCTGAACCTAAAACAATTCCACCATTAAATCTACTGTTAAAAACTATATCACCCTCATTTATATCAATATGCTTTATGCTTTTATCACGTTGAAATGTATCACCATATTTTTTTAATTCGTCATAACCCGACGTGCCAGCTAGAGCGTTTTCATTCGGTGAATTTTGTCTATTTATTATATCTGTGTAATAGTGTTTATTGTTGAACTCAATAACAGCAACGTGTTCACCTACTAAAGGTATTTGTGTAAAATTAGGTTTTAGACATAAAACGATATCTTCATTTTGACCAAATCCTTTGACAGTCTGTGAATCCTCATCAATAAAGACACCCTTGACACCACCATAAACTTCCTTTGATATTTCGGTTACTTCAAATGCTTCAATTTCATGAAACTCTGTTTGTGCAGATTGTATTCTATCACTTACATATTTATCTAAATCAGCGTTATATTTCGCTAAATTACCATCACGCTTTGTTCTCTTATCTGGAAATAATTGCTTATGATATGCCATCTGGTGCTTTCATATCATCAATCCTCGTGTGAATTTTATCTGATTCTTGTTGAATATCTAAAACAGTGTCCTCTATGTTTGATAAGAGTTGTTTCTTTTCTTCTTCAGATAAACCAAACTCATCCTCACTACCAGCCTTTTGTTCAGTAGAAATTAACCTCTGAACGATTCCAGCCATCTTAACAAGTTGGTCATCATTCTTAACATTAATTTCAAGATACTCCTTTATCATAGGAACTATCTGAACAGCCGTGTCACCATCTTTAATAAATTGCACGAGCTCTTTAGTTAGAACTTCTAACTGTTTTCTGTTAAATTCTGTATTATCGTATATATCTTTGAATAGTGAGGAAAGAGATTTTCCATCAAAGATTTCGTAATCTATAGCCATGATTTACCTATGTGTTGTCAATTATAAATATATAAATCAAAAAAAATACTAATATATAAATATATATCGTGAATTTTTATTTATCAACCATATAGTTATTATAGAGGTTACTCGGTTCTTAAAAAATCGTGTGACCTTTTTTTTTGTTAACTAACGGGAGAAAACCATGAAGGAAGTCGTAACAATGGTCAAAGGATATGTAGATGACTTAGCTCATCTATTAATGTCTTTTGTGGCTATAGGTGCTGTATCTGAAGTAATATTTGGGTCTGGTATCTTTGGCGTCAACGTTATAGGTAACCTCACATCCATCATTAATAAGTTCGGCGAGTCAGGCTTCGCTGGGCTTGTCGCCTTATTGGTGTTGGTGGGTTTATTTCGCAAGTAGGACGGAATAGCTCTACATTCCTACAATCAATGTAGGGCAATAAAAAAGGGAAGTGAAAGCTTCCCTTTTTTGTTTTCTGAGCCATCTGTCAGATTCGAACTGACGACCTGTTCATTACTAATGAACTGCTCTACCAACTGAGCTAAGATGGCGATGTAGCCCGTAGGGGAATCGAACCCCTGTTGCAGGAATGAAAATCCTGAGTCCTAACCACTAGACGAACGGGCCATTTATTATTGAAATTTTCTTATCGTTTCATATTCCCAATTAAACCAATCTAAAACTTCTACTTGTGATTTATATACCTTTAACAATTCACTTTTTCTTTTTATCATATCGTCATCTAATTTTTCACCCCTACCAAACACCCATAGTTTCTCAGGTCTAAGGTGTGACAATACATCGTGACAAGCTCTATGTCGCGGGTGTCCATATTCTCCATCGGTATTGTGTGTTACTATCTTGGTATATTTTCTTTCCCTTAAAACTCTCAGTAGTTCATATATAAGTTTTTCCCTATAATAATCCTCAGCACCTTTGAAGCCAGTCCAATGTTCGTATTCGTGAATACCGATAAACCTCATACTATCTAAGAACTCTCTTCTTCTTATATCATTCTGATACTCATCTAATACTACAACTTTATATTCATCTGGATGGGATAGTAATTCAGCCCCACCAAATAACGCCTCATCATCAGGATGAGCAACAATCATTATTTTGTCAATCACAGTACAATACCTCTATATTATTGTGTTCTTGTAAATAGGAAGCCGGTATGTCTGAAGTGATATCACCATAACATGCTTTCTCTAAAATATCTTTCTTGTGTTTACCATTAGCTAACAGATAAATTTGTTTAGCTCTCATAATACTTTCTATCCCCATAGTCCAAGCATGAGTTGGGACATCATCAATAATATCAAAGAACCTACTGTTATCCTTACGTGTATTTTCTGTTAACTCCACTTTCCTTGTAAGAGAATCTCTTGGTGAGCCTGGTTCATTAAATGCTATATGTCCGTTAGTACCAATACCAAGTATTTGTATATCTATACCACCATTGTTCTTAATGATGTCATCATACCTTTCATTCTCAGGGAAATAACTATATCTAAATT